TTATTACGAATGGCAAACGAAGTACCGTCATTTTTACGTTCGCCAGTGATTGATGATATGCCTAAATCACCTAGTTTTAAAAATGGCAGTGAAGAGATTTTGGTAAATCATTTTGAATCTAAATCATACATAGCAAAGAACATTTTAATTGGAGTTAGTAAAGCTTTAAATAACTGTCGTTTAATTCATAAACAAATACTAATTGCTAAATATCTAGATGATATGTATGATTGGCAGATAATGCAAAGATTGAATTATGAAAAAACTCGATATGCAGAATTAAAAGTTAATGCATTAAATGAATTTGCAGACAGATTAGAGGTACAACCAGATTGTCCTAATTTACATGTATATATCAAGAAAAACGGAAATCAAACGGAAAATTAGCGGAATTGCAACGGTGCTTTAGTGAATTATTATGGTATTGTAGCAAAGGTAAGTTAGGTTAGTCGCTTTATAGACCATGAGAGTTAAAACTTACAATGCATATTTTATTTGTCATAATTATTAAGTCAGTCTATCCAGGCTGGCTTTTTATTTTGGAGAAAAACGTATGGAAAAATTAAAAGGAGAAATTAAATTCAAGGATGGATTAATAGTTCACTTTGAAGGTTATCGTGGGCAATTATCAGATACAATCAAATACTTTGATGAGAATGATGAAGAAGTACCGTATAACCAAATTGTAGGTAGACGATATGATTATTATAAGTTAACAGGTGTTGATGGTAGTAGGTTCACTTATGATAACTTTATATGTCCAAATTATGAAAGATAGTATAGATTTTGGAAAGGTACAAACTTATGAAGAACTAAAAATGTTACGTGAGTTAGAAAAGCACTACAAGAAACATCCAGTAAAACATAAGCGTAAGTACAGTAGAGATGTTAGCAAGATTAAATTAAAAGGTGGTGGGTGATATGCCAAGAGTTAGACGATGCAGATATAAAGATTGTCATGCAATGGTGGAGTTACCAGACCATTATTGTCAGCAACATTATAGTTATGAAGCGGAGTATCTAGCTAATAGACAGAAGTGGGCAAGGTCAAGAAGTAAGTCATATCAGCATCGCTACAATACAGTTACACGTAACCGTAACAGTAATAAGTCTGAACAATATAACTTTTATCGTAGTAAGCAGTGGGTAAACTTAAGGCAGTTGGTGTTGAATAGAGATTATTATTTGTGTCAGTATTGCAAAGTAATTAACAAGATTACCAGCGCTAAGACAGTAGATCATATTGTACCAATTGAATATGACGCAGACTTGAGAGCTGATACTGGTAACCTTGCTACAATATGTTCAAAGTGTCATAGACTCAAAACAGATTGGGAACGTTGGTACTATGGCACAGGTAAGGATAACCAGTTGAAGCAAGTACCTAAAATTACAAATATTAGTGAGATTGTTTTAGAAATGAATAGAATTGCTAAAACGTCCCTAAAATAGCCGTAGATGCATTTTAAATAAATTGAATGGAATTACATTAAAGGCAAAATTAAATTTATCCCCCGCCCTGGTAAGAGCCAAGGAAGAGCGCACACATAGGAATCACTTTATAAAAAAGTGTAATTTCTGAAATTTTTACCTAGGGGGGGTACCACAATTGAAAGGAGGTAAGCCAGTGGTTAAAAAAGTCTTTTATCAGCAGAATGATGGGCGTTTAAGCGGTACGCCACCAAAGCACTTAGGAACAGTAGCCAAGGTATGTTGGCGCAAAATCGTGCCCTTTTTAGAAAGTACAGAGCGAGTTAAAAGAATAGATACTGCATTAGTAGAATTGTACTGCTCGCAATATGAGATTTATCGTCAAGCTTATGATGATGTCTTAGAGAACGGTATTCAAACTAAGATATTTAAATCACTTCAAGATGCTAGTGGTTCGATAGTAGGTAAGGATTTTGTTGGTTATCGTAAGAACCCAGCTGTTGCAACGATGAAAGACGCTAGTATACAGATAACCAGTATTGGTAGTCAACTTGGCTTATCTCCTAAAGCACGAGCTGAATTGATGCAATTGGTTGATAGCAAAGAAAAAGAAGATTCAACTGAAAAATTAGCAAAGATTTTTGGAGGTGAAAGTTAGTGGAAGTAGATTTGACTCAGACTCATGATGTTTTAGGAACATATCATAGTATCGATTTTTCAGATATTAGAAAAAAATATCAAGATGAAGGTACTAGATATGCTTTTAAAGTACTTGATGAAGAAATTGAAACTGGATATCTAATAAAGCTAGCTTGCTTTAGACACCTAAGAGATTTGCAAAGACAAAATACAAAGGAATTTCCTTATCGTTATTCAGTCAAACAAGCTAAAAAACTATTGTTGTTTGCCTCAATGTGTCCAAATGTGGATACAGGTTCTCCAACTGAATTAATGGATTGGCAAAAGTTTATTTTCTGTATGCTATTTGGTTGGAGAAATTTAGAAGGGCGAAAAAGATTTAGTCGTGCGATGGTATCCGTTGCTCGTGGGCAGGGCAAAACTTACTTGATGGCAATTTTAATGTGCTACTCCTACTTTATAGAAAGCCTTGGATTGTCTAATCAAGATTATTTAGTGGCATCAATTAACTTTAAACAGACTAATAAGATATTTGGTTATATTAAAACTATGATGAAATACATTGTTAAAACAGATATGTTTAAAGATTATGCCGCTACTGTTGACTTTAAGGCTCAAAGTGATCAGATGATTATGAAAGAGAAGAATAACGTTTTACGTGCTATCTCTCATGAATCAGGACAATATGATAGTTTTCACTTTACAACAGCTATTTTTGACGAAATTGGAGAAGTAAAAAGTAGAGAAAAGATTAGTAAGATTATTTCAGGTCAAGTTAAAGTGCCTAATCATCAATTCATTCAGATATCAACATCTTATCCAGACCCTAGTGTTCCATTTCATGAAGATCAAAAAATGATTCAGCAAGCGATGGAACAAGACTATAAGCGCGATGCAGACAACTTTTTAGGATTAATTTGGGCTCAAGATAGCTTAGATGAAACTTTTAAGCCAGAAACATGGTATAAATCAAATCCTTTATTATATTTAGATAGTCAAAAACAAGTTTTAATGGAAGGGTTGCAAGATAAACGTGATGCGGATATGTTGTCTGGTAATGTAGCAGATTTTCAAAATAAGAATTTGAACTTATGGTTAGCAGAAGCAACCAATAGTTTTTTGAAGTTAAGTGATATAGAACGAGCTATCCAGCCTAATTTCAATATTGAAGGTAGGACTGTATATATCGGCTATGACTACTCGATGTTTTCTGACAATACTGCAATAGCATTTGTATATCCTTATTCGGCCAATCATGGTGTTCCTAAATGGAGAGTTGAGCAACATTCATTTATTCCTTGGCAACACGCTGGTTCAATTGAGGCTAAAGAAAAACAAGATGGTATAAATTATCGTGAATTAGCTAAGCAAGGTTATTGTACTATTACCAGTCATCCACAAGGTTTGATTAATGAAGAACAGGTTTATCATTGGTTATTAAACTACATACATGATAATGATCTTAATGTTATTTTCTTTGGCTATGACGATTGGGGAGCAACTACTACAATAAAGCAACTGGAGTTAAATACTGATTATCCATTGCAAGGTATCAGGCAACGAACATCAGAGCTAAAAGATCCTACAAAATTTTTGCAGAAATGCTTTATTGAAGGAACAATTACGCGTCCTGACGATAAAATCATGGAAAAAGCATTAATGAATGCACAAATTTATGAAGATAAAATCGGTATTCAAGTAGATAAAGCTAAAGCAACCCTTAAGATTGACGTGGTAGATGCAATTATTGATGCGATGTATCAGGCAATGTACCATTTTGAAGATTTTGGAATAGCTAATGATAAGTCAAAACAAGTTGAATTAATGACAACCAAGCAAGTTGAAGATTGGTATATGAGTGATGAATCTGGATTATTAGGGGGTGATTTTGATGATTTTTAGACGAATTATAGGCTATTTATGGCAACTTTCAGATGTTTTATTGTTTATTTCAGCAATGATTGTATTAGATTATACAGCCTTTAGAATTAACGCTACACTAGGTTGGTTTGTAATATCCTTAATATTATTTGTCTTAGGTTGGCTAGTTGAAGTCATCTCTGAACGAAAGCGAGGTGATAGTTAATGCCAATATTTAATATTAATAATGCTTTAAAAACATCAACAATGAGTGTTCCATTTGGTTTTGGTGATGAAGAAGTTTTTAATATTCTAACTGGTAAAGATAGTGATACTTATATTAGTGCTAAAGAAGCCTTAAAGAATTCAGATATATATTCAGCAATTTTTCAATTATCTGGAGACTTAGCATCCTCACAAATTATCAGTAGTAAGACTAGATATCAAGGAATAATTGATAATCCAACTTTGACGTCAAATAAACATGCTTTTTGGCAAGCGATATTTGCTCAATTGTTGTTGGGTGGAGAAGCTTTTATATACCGTTGGCGAAATATTAACGGTATAGATCATCATTGGGAATATTTACGTCCTTCACAGGTTAGTGCATATTTACTAGATGATGGTTCAGGGTTAATTTACAATATTACCTTTGATGAACCCAAAATAGGAGTAAAAATGAACGTTCCACAAAATGACGTTTTGCATTTTAGACTACTTTCAAAAAATGGTGGTATGACAGGTATTAGTCCTTTATCTGCCTTATCTAACGAACTTAATATCAAAAATGATTCTAATAAATTAACTAGAGCAGCATTAAGTCAAGCAATTATGGCACCTGGTATTTTAAAGATTAAAAAAGAAGGTACTATAGATTGGAAATTAAAGGCATTACGTTCTAAACAATTTATGAGACAAGTTCAAAGTGCAAATAATGGACCAGTTGTAATTGATGATTTAGAAGAATATTCACCTTTAGAAATAAAATCAGATATTGCTAAATTACTAGCACAAGCTGACTGGACTGGTAATCAAATTGCTAAAGTATATGGCATTCCTAATTCTTATTTAAACGGTCAAGGAGACCAGCAATCATCTTTAGACCAAATAAAAGGAATGTATGCTAATGCTTTATCTAGATATATGGAATCAATCGTATCAGAACTTGATAATAAGTTGAATGCAGATATTAGATATAACATTAGACCAGCAATTGATCCATTACAAGATGGTTATGCTCAAACATTATCAGGCTTAACCAAAAATGGTATGTTGGCTCATAACCAAGCTAGATATTTACTTCAAGAAACAGGTTATTTACCTAAAGATTTACCATTACCAGAACCTGCATTATTAAAATCGAAAGGAGGTGATGGCGATGCGGAAGATACCAATTAAAGGAGCAATTGTTGATGATAATACTGCTATGTTTTATGACTATTTTGGCATGACTTGTACAAGTCCTAAAAAAGTATCAGCAATTTTAGACGAAGAAGTTGCTGAAGACGATGATGATATTGTTGTTGATATTGCATCGAATGGCGGCGATGTATTTGTTGCCTCTGAAATTTACAGTATGCTAAAGAATAATAAATCTAATGTAAAAGTTAATGTTACAGGGTTAGCTGCATCCGCTGCATCAGTAATTGCGATGGCAGGAGATACGGTATCAATTGCACCAACAGCTCAAATCATGATACATAAAGCATGGACTCGTGTAGATGGAAATGCTGATGATTTAGATCATGAGGCAGGTGTTCTAAGTGGAATTGATAAGTCTATTGCCAGTGCTTATGAGTTAAAAACAGGCATGAAACAATCTGACCTTTTACAAATGATGTCAAATGAAACATGGTTAACTGCTCAAGATGCAGTAGATAAAGGTTTTGCTGATGAAATTATGTTCGTTAATGAAGAAGATGAACCAGTTATGAACTCTATGGAAGATATACCTAGTAAATCAGCTATTAATAAGTTAATGAATTTAATTTTAAAGGCAGATAAACAACAAAATAAAACAACAAGCCAGTTTGAAAATCTAAGTTTAAAGGATAAGAAACTGGCTATTTTAATGGAAAGAAGGAAGTAAAACATGAATATTAATGAACTTAATAATGCTTGGATTGAATCTGGGCAAAAAGTAGCAGATTTAAACATGCAAATTAATGCTGCTTTAATTGATGATAATTATGATGAAGAAAAATTTGCTAACTTAAAAGCTCAACGTGATAAAGAAGTTGCGCGTCGTGATAATTTGAAAGAACAATTAGATGCTGCACGAGCTGAACAAGTTTATAACATGCCAGACAGTGCAAAAGAACCATTGAATAATAATGAAAAAGATTTAAAGGCAAAATTTGTTAAAGATTTTATTGGTATGATGAATAACGATCCTAAAGTATTAGCGATGGTTACATCTTCTAAAGATGATAGTGGTAATAATGCAGGTTTAACAATTCCTGAAGATATTCAAACCGCTATTCATCAATTAGTACGCCGTTACGATTCATTAGAACAATATGTAAATCGTGAATCTGTATCTATGCCAAGTGGTTCTCGTGTGTTTGAAAAATGGACTGATGTTACACCATTAGCTAACTTAGATGATGAGACAGCAGCAATTGGCGATAACGATGATCCAAAACTAACATTAATCAAGTTTGCAATTAAACGCTATGCAGGTATTACTACTGTTACAAATACTTTATTAAAAGATACTGCAGAAAATATCTTAGCTTGGTTATCTGCATGGATTGCTAAAAAGGTAGTAGTTACACGCAACAAGGCAATTATTGATGTAATGAATAAGGCACCTAAGAAACCAACTATTGCAGATTTTGACGGTATTATCGATTTAATTAATACAGGAGTAGATCCTGCAATTAAAACAACGTCATTCTTGATGACTAATACATCTGGTTTGAATACTTTAGCTAAAGTTAAGGATGCAATGGGACGTTACTTATTACAACCAGATCCTAAACAACCAGATCAATACATCATTAAAGGTAAGCGAGTAATTGAAATTGCTGATCGTTGGTTACCAGATAATTCTGGAAATCATCCATTATACTATGGTGATCTAAAACAAGCAGTAACATTGTTTGATCGTGAAAATATGTCTCTATTATCTACTAACATTGGTGGAGGAGCGTTTGAAAAAGATTTAACTAAGGTTCGTGTAATTGATCGTTTTGATGTAGTAGCAACTGATAGTGAAGCTTGGGTAGCTGGTTCATTCAAAACTATTAAAGATCAAGAAGCTAATTTAGCAGGCACACCTAAAGCTTAGAGGTGATTTAGATGGATAAGGAAATATTACTCGATGATCTAAAGTTATCTCTTAGAATTGATGGTGATGATGACGATAGATTACTAAATTCATATATTAATGCTGCTGAAGTTTATATTAAAACTGCAGTAGGTGGCGATAATGAATTTTGGCAACAAGAAGATGTTATTGTAATTCAAAAAATAGCAATTTTAGCTTTGGCTGGTGCTTATTATGATTACAGAGTGGCTTTACAGGATGTAATGACTTATCCGATTAATCTAACTTTAAATGCGATAATCTCACAATTACGTGGGAAATTAGCGTTATACGAAGAAGGTGATAGTGATGCCTAAGAAGTTATTACATTCTTCATTTAATCAGCGTATCGAGTTCCAGACTGTTAGTTTTGTAGCTGATGATTTAACTGGAGATACAGTTGAAAAGCCAGTTAGACTATTTGAGTGTTGGTGTGCTCCACAAAGACGGACTATGTCTCAACAGTTTCAATTAACAGGCTTAGGGCTTGATGATACTCTAACTGTGGCAATCAGACACAATGATAAAGTACAGGAAGCTACATTAGCTAAATATAAAAATGAAACTTATGAAGTAGTGTCTATCTCTCCTGATGATACTAATAACTATATGGCTTATGACTATGTGGTTATTAGGAAAAAGAAAGGAGCTGGTAAGCGTGGCTAATGATTTTGAAAAATTACTACAAGACTTTAGTAAGAGTTTGAATAAACTTGTTCCTAATATGGAGCAAAAAAAGAAAATCACTCAAGCGGGAGCTAAAGTACTAGAAGAGAATTTACGAAAAAATACACCAGTTTCTAAGTTAAATCACAAGAAAGAAAAGCATTTAAAAGAATATGTTATGTCACAAAATACTAATGTTGACGGTCAAGAAGACGGCAGCTCAACAGTTGGATTTGGTAAAAAGGCTTATATTGCTAGATTCTTAAATGACGGAACAGTTAAAATGCCAGCAACTCATTTTGTAGATAATACTGTTAATGAGTCCAAGACGGAAGTTCTACTAGCTAATAAGGCTGAATATGACAAAATAATGCGAGGTGGTAAGTAGTGGAAACACCAACCACGATAGCAAAAAAATTGATGAAGGATATTACTTGGATAGATGAGTTATACTCTGGTTCTATTCCAAGTAATGTAGAAGTAAATACAAATAAAAATACAGTATTAATTACTGAATATTTAAATGAACCAAGTCTTTATGCCAATATGAAGATCAAGTATTGGCGAGTAGGGGTTGAAGTTCAGATTTTCTATAAGTTAAGTGGCGATGATTTCCAAAATCATGAAATAGAATTAGCCAAATTATTTAATGGCGATGATTGGGAGATTGACACTTCAAGAAATCGAATTAAGGACCCAGATACTAAACAATGGACTAAGGTTTTTTATTTTTCAAAAATTTTAAAAGTGAAAGAAGGTATATAGAATGGCAGGAGCAACAACTCATGGTATTTTATACGCAGCATTTGGTATCGTTGACGATAATGGCGATATTATCAAGGATGTTAAAAAAGGTGTTAGTGAACTAGGAGTTGAAGTAGTTGATGGCGATGGAGAAGGTGCTACAACTGCTAATATTACTGGTTTAGAACAAAACGGTACGATTAAATGGGCAAATAATAAAGCTAAGCGCATCACACATGGTAAGCAACAGCCACAAGTTGCATTAACTATGTTAGATATCAAAAAAGACTTATTAAACCGCCTAAAAGGATATGTATCAGACGGCAAAGGCGGTTACGTGCTTACATCTGGTTCTAAGCCTAATGTGGCATTATTAATTTGTTCTGAAGATATGGACGGAACAAGAATTTATGAAGGCTTTGCAAATGGTGAATTAACTCAAGCAGCACAAAACCATGGTACTGATAATAACAATATTACAGAAGCTGATACTACTTTGACCTATCAAGCTTTAGCTCCAATTAAAGATACAACTTTTGTTGACGATAAAGGAGTAACACAACCTTATAAGGTTTGGGCTGATGATGAAGCAGGATTTGATATTAATGCGATGTTCAAAGAAGTTTTTGGTGGCTTTGACGGTGTAGCTAGTCTTAAAATTCCTGGTGGAACAAAAACAGGCAGTGTAGCTGTTGACGGAGGATCTGGGTTACATTAGTTAAATAAACAGAGACGAGAAATGTGAAACGTTGGAGGATTTATTATGGTTAAAATTAATACAAAAAAACTTGGATTGAAGAAACCAGTTTTTGTTAAAGTAACGGTTAAGAAGATTAAATTAGCTGATATGATGATGAATAAACTGTTAAAGCTAGGAATTGAACAGGATAGAACTGAATTACTAAAAGAAAGAGATATCAGCAATGAAGATTTTGTTAATAATGCAATTAAAATGAATAACATGGAAATTGAGTTTGCTGACAGTGCTTTTGATTTCTTACAGAAAGCTTTAAATTTGTCTAATAAAGAACGTGATCTTGCTGAAGATAACTTAACTTTTGAAGAATTGGGCAATTATATTAACTATGTAATTATGCGAATTAAAGGTCAATCTGAAGAAGATATTAAAGCGATGATGAATTCAGAAGTTAAAAAGGATAAAGATCCAAAAAAAGAATTAGACGCTTAGCAGATACTTTAATTGATACTCAAAATGAATATCAAGACTTGCTATATCTACAACAGAAATTGATGTTGGAATCTGGTATAGCAATATCTGTTAGCGATGAAGAAGAATTTGAAACGTTAGTTGAAGTAATGTCTGCCAAAGCTAAGGAAGATAGACCAGTTACGCCAAGAGAAGCGTTAAGGCGCTTACGAGGAAAGTAAAAATATGGTATAATATTTGTGCAAGAAAGTCCCGGAGGTGAGATAGATGAAGAAAGTATTTAATTGGTTAAAGATAAATGATCGCTTTTGGTGGATACTAATTATTTCAATAACACTAGCTATAATTATTGGCACAGTGTTCTTCTGGGGCTGGATGTGGAAACATATTTATATTTGGATTATTATTTATCTCATCTTTTCATTCTTTGGTGGTGGTTCTGATGAATGGAAAAAGTACCATGGATTAAAGTGAATTAAAGTATTAATAAAAGTCAACTGAAAAAGTTGGCTTTTTTATTTTGGAAGAAAGGAGGTTAAATTTAAGTGAAAGTTCAAAATGAAATGGCTACTAAAATTACTGTAGATACAGTCCAGGCTGCTAAAAGTATTTCAGCCTTTAGGAATGGTATTTCAGCTTTGACTAATTCGTGGAAAGCTAACGAAATGGCATATCGAACAGCTGGAGATAGTTTAAATGCCTTAAAGTCCAGATATGAAGGTATTAGTAATGTTATTGAACTTCAAAAACAAAAGATTGATGAATTAAAAAATAGGCAAGAAGGACTTGATAGAACTAATAAGGATCAAGCTAATACTTGGTTAAAGTTAGAGAAAGATATCCAAACCGCAACACGTCAATTAGCTAGTTACGAAGCACAACAAGCTAAAGCCAAGACATCAATGAATTACTATAATAATGGTTTGGCTGATTTACAGAAAAGCTATAGAACTACACAAGCTTTATCTAAGAGTTATGTTGAAAGACTTAGAGCAGAAGGCAAAGAGTTAGAAGCTAAAAAAGCTCAACAAAAGGGGCTTGAAGATTCGTTAGAAAACTTGAATAAGCAGTATAAGAAACAAAAAGAAGAATTAAATGCACTAATTGATAAAACTAATGAAACTACTGTGAAAACTACCAAGGCTAGTGATGCCTATAAGAAGCAACAAATCAGATTAAATGAAACTGCAACAGCAATAGCTAAAGCTAAGTCAGAAACCAAGAAACTTCAAGATGAAATGGATAGGTTGAATCCTAAGGGATTTAATAGGATAGTAGTAGCTAATGAAAAAGTAATGCAAGGTTTGAAAACTAGCAAGAATAAAATGGTTGATTTTACCTTAAAAGCATCTACATTCTTATCTGGTTTTACTCCAATTATTCATGGTATTGGTGCTGCAGCTGTTGACGGAGCTCAAAAAGCTAGTGATTTACAAAATGCTTATGTCAAGACGTTTAACTTGCTAACCACTGGTGGTGAAAAAGCTGCAGAAGCAACTAAGAATGTTGCTAAAATGCAGGCAGAAGGTAAAGAAATGTCTGTACAGTATGGTGTTAGTCAACAAAAGATTGCTGATGGTTATCAAGAGTTAGTAAAACGTGGTTATTCATCTTCACAAGCACTCGGTTCAATGAAAACTATGCTACAAGCTAGTGTGGCATCAGGAGAAGATTTTAATGATGTTGTTCATAATTCTACAGCTGTATTAGAAGCCTTTGGAATGAAAGTAGACGGAACAAAGAAAATGGCAGAGAATACTAAAAAAGCCGTTAATGAAATGGCTTATGCTGCTGATATGACTGCTACTGATTTTAATTCATTAGGTGTGGCAATGGAATATGTGGGACCGTCAGCTAAAACACTTGGTTACGAAGTAGGCGAAACAGCATCTGCAATCGGTATTTTATCCAACAATGGTTTGGAAGCAGATAAAGCTGGTACAGGATTAAGACAAGTATTGAATAGTTTAATTAAACCTACTGACGAAGCTAAGAAGTCATTACAAGGCATTGGGCTATCAGTTCAAGATTTTACAGATAAATCAGGCAAGATGAAGTCTATATCTGATATTTTTGAAATGTTAAATAGTCATACTAAAAATATGAGTAAGACTCAAAAAGGTGTGTTATTTAATACCTTATTTGGCACGACTGGGCAAGCGTCAGCATCTATCTTAGCTAATAATGCTGAAGAATTAGAAAAACTGAACAAAAAAGTTCAGGAGTCTTATAAAGGACAAGGGTATGTACAAGAGTTAGCACAAAAGAACCAAGGAACTGTAAAGAAACAGATGGCTCAATTTAAAGAAGCTAGTGAAGCGGCCAAGATGGAACTGGGTACAGCTTTATTACCAGCAATGAGAGATGCATCGGTAGAAATGGCTAAGTTTTTTAATTCTAAAGAAGGTAAGCAAGGATTAAAGGATATAAGTAAGCTGATTGGAACTATTGCAAGTGGTGTAATTGGTTTAGTTAAAATAATGGCTGAACATATTGGTATTATTAAAGCTTTTGGTAAAGCATTAACTGGAGCGTTAATTGCACATTTCGCAATAAAAGGTATTAGCAAGGCTAAGAAAGATTTACAAGGTTTAGCCACATTTGCCAGAGCTACTAAGCTAGATAAGGCTTTAAAATGGACTGCTAAGATTTCAACTAAAGCAGCAAAAGCAGCTTTAAGTGGGCTTAGCAAAGCAGTAGCAGTTACAGGTAAAGCTGTTAAGGTTGCATTCAATGGTATGTTGTCTGCAGCAAAGAAATTAGCATTAGGATTTAAAGCGGTATTTTTGTCTAATCCATTTGGTATTGCAATTTTAGCGATTACTGCTTTAGGTGTTGCATTTTATGAACTATACAAACACAACAAAAAATTCAAGAAGTTTGTTGATGGTTTGGTAAAGGATGCTAAAAAAGCATTTGACAATATAATCAAGTTCTTTAAAAACTTACCTAAAGAGATATCTAAAGTATGGAAGAACATTACAGGTTTCTTCAGCAAAGGTTGGAAATCAATTAAAGATACAACTAACAAAGGTATCAAGAACACTCAAAAGAGTTGGAATAAGTTTAATAAAGATGTTGCTAAGTCTGCCAATAATATGTGGAAAGATACTAAGAAGAAGTTTAGCGATGGCTGGAATAGTTTAAAGAAAAATACTGATAATGGTAAAGATAAGATTGTAAAATCATGGAATAATCTTAATAATACAACGCTTAATGTCGCTAAAAAAATGGCTAAAGAGAATCCTAAGCAGTTTAAATCAGGCTATGATGCTATTCAATCCTACACTAATACTTGGAAAGATTTTACCAGTGGACATTGGGATAAATTAGGCGGTGATATTAACGATACTGCTAAAAATATTCGTAAGTTTACTAAAAATATATTCAAGGATATGTATGATTGGTTGAATGATAAAACTGGTGGCAGATTAGGTGATATGGTAAATACTTTTACTGATAAATTCGGACAATTAAAAGATATTGTTGGTTCAGCAGTTAAAGGTGTTAAACATAAAACTGTAGATTTGGTAAACGGTGTGGTTAAACCATTCAATGATATGTTAGGTGGTTTAAAGAAAGGTATTAACTGGGTTCTCGATAAAGTTGGCGCTCCACAAATAAATGCTAGTTGGGCAATTCCAGCAGTATCTTATGCTAAAGGTACAGCTGATGTACAAGGTTCAAACGGAACGCATCAAGGTGGATTAGCTTTAGTTAATGATGGTGTAGGTGAACATTATCGTGAAATGTTTAGATTGCCTAATGGGAAAGTAGGTATTTTCCCTAAACAACGTAATATAGTGGTGCCTTTGCCTAAAGGATCAAGTGTCTTAAATGGTGAAGATACTTATAAATTAACCACAATGTTAGGTATTCCAGCATATGCCAATGGTATTGGTAAGTTCTTTAAAGGCGTTTGGAATAGTGCTGTTGATTTAGTTGATGAAGCAGAAGATATTTTGAAGAAACCAGCTGAATTTTTAAAAGAAGTTTTTGAGAAACATATTGGTAATTTATCAGCTAAGGGCTTAGCTGGCGATATTATTACTAACTTTCCTAATAAATTGGCAAGTTTAGCAGTTGATTGGGTAAAGAAATTGTTTGAAGATTTTGGAGCTGGTGGCGATGGAAATAGTCCTGCTGGTAGAATGGCTAAATCTGAGTTTGCCAAGATAGCTAAACACGCCGCTAGATTAATGCATCAAAAACTTAGTGAACGTGATATAGAGCATTTGTACTATCAAGCATCAACTGAATCTGGTGTAGATCCTGCTCAAAATGGTGGTTATGATGATCATGACGGAACAGGTTTACCTATTGGATTATTCCAATATAAACTTGGTACTTGGAGAAGCTGGGCAGTTCCAGGACATGCTAATATTCATTCTGCCTTAGATCAAATTATGGCAGTTTTGAATGATAGTAATTGGAGAAACGATTTCCCACCAATCGGAGTAAAGAGAGGTTGGGGACCTTCTGGACATAGGATGATGGCTTACGGCGGAAGAATTGATACTAACCAATTAATTGAAGTAGCCGAAAACAATAAACCTGAGTATATTATTCCAACTGATCCAGTTAAGCGTCCTAGAGCTTGGCAACTTATGCACGAATTAACTTCTGAATTTACTAAGCAAGATCCAGGACATTCAATAAATCGTGATAATAGAGATATAAAAGAATTAAACGATAAATTTGATTCGCTATTAGCGATGTTTAGTCAATTATTAGGATTAAGCAGTCAGCAAATCAAGGCTATTCGAGAGAGTGGATTTGATAAGACAAAACAATATCAACAACAAGCCTTAGATCAAAGACTAGCTGATTATCAAGGTTATTAGGAGGTGCATTAATGGATAATGATTTTTATATCAAATATGGAAATAGTCCAGAATTTAGCTTAAAAGATATTACTTCTAACTTAACCTTGTTAAAACTAGATGAAAATCCATCCATTGCAAATGTATACCAAAATAACGTTATGCAGGATGGAGAAACATGGAATTATACAACTTACCAACCTACAACTGTAAATTGTACATTTTTATTGTGGTTTTCAACATGGCAAGATTACCTATTAGCTAAGCATGATATAATGCAAACTTTTATGCAAAAAGAATTATTTAGAATTAGAACTGATATTGATAAACAAATAGTTAGATACGTTAGAACAGCACCATTTGCTATAACTCCAGATGAAGAAGGATCAAATTGGGCGACTTTCACAGTAGCATTTGAAAATCCTAGTGGTATGAAATACAGCTATTTAAAGTCAGACCAAATATCTCAAACTAATGGTTGGGGATATGGATTAAATTTAGCTAATGCGCCTAATTTAAATTACCATTTCAATAATCAAATGAGTTTTAAAGTATTCAATGCTAGTGATATTGCAGTAGATCCATATTTCCAGAAGCATGATTTAAAAATAACAATTAAATCTGTAAATGGTGGATTAACAGTTAGAAATACAACTAATGGCACAAGTTGGACATTCAAAGGGACATTAAATATTAATGATATGGTAGTTTTGGATGGTATTAATACTTATAAAAATAATAATTATGACTCAATGGAAACTGATTTTGGGTATATCAAGTTAGAAAAGGGTTGGAACGAAATAACACTTGATAAAGTAGCGGATATAACATTTTCATTTCCATTCATTTATACATTCTAAAGGTGGTGGAAGTAGTTGAATGAAAGAATAGTTAAATTTAAACCTCGGAATCAAGATAAGGTTTTTATTCTAAATAATATCTTATGGAATAGTTTTAACATTCAGTGGGCTGAAAACGACACTAATCAACTATCTTTTACAGTGTATGATGATGGTTCAGACTTATTTAAGGTGATTGCGGTAGAAGCAAGCGTATTTTTTGATAATCAAGAGTATGTTATTAAGACACTTGCGATAGATTATGCCGCAGGAGTATCAACTATACAAATAACCGCAACACATGTATCTAATGAGTTAGCTAATTTTTGGAAATATGAAGTCAATAGCGGCGAAAAAACATATACGGTTAATGATGTATTAGCATTTTATCTTGATGGAAATAAAAATGGTTTTTCATATCAAGTTATCGGTAACTTTGATAAGCAACAGATAACTGATTTAGGTAATACTAATGGTAAAGATATGATATCTAAGATTTTATCCACCTGGGAAAATGCTATTTTTTATCCAGATAATCGAAATATAAGAATTTATAATAAAAAAGATTTTTATCAAAATAAAGGTAAAAGATTGGATTACTTGCATAACACGAGTGAAGTTCAATTAAATATTGATTCAACTGGGATTATTAATAAAATTAGAGCAATAGGAACTGAACATGAAGTTACAACTACCAAAGAAATTACTGTGACGGATGGCGATGGTGATAGTTGGGGTTGGCCTTTTCCAGATGTGGGAGAAGGAAACTTTATGGGAGGTCAATTATTCGGCGTTAATGCAGGCGGTGGATTTAGACCTAATGGATTCCATGACGGTTTAGATTTTGGTTCCGTAGATCATCCTGGTAGTGCTGTTCATGCTATCCATAGTGGAAAAGTAACAATAAAATCTTATATGGGTGGTTTGGGTAACTATGTTGTTATTTCTGGTGGTGGATACAATGTTGTTTATCAGGAAGCTTTTTCAAATGCAGGAAAAATAACAGTTAATGTAGGAGATACTGTAAAAACAGGTGATGTAATAGGTTATCGTGATACAGACCATTTACATGTTGGGGTAACACGTCAAGATTTCAATGTTGCAGTTGGGAAATCCTTTACTAATGATGGAACCTGGTTAAATCCGTTAGACTTAATTAAAAGCGGTGGTACAGGTCCTACTACTCATACTGAAACAGAAGAAGAAACTCATACAGAAAAATATTTTGATGATTTTATGGTTGAAGATAAAGATTCTATTGCAAAATGGGGAGAACATCCAGCAGCAGATATGTCTGATGATAGATTCCATGATAAAGATGCAATGGAGGCATATGTTAGAAGTAAATTCCAACTAGAACCATTAATATCTGGTACTGCTAATGAATCGAGTAATATTAAACCTGATATAGGGGAAATTAGAAGATTAGAAGTAAAGACAGTTAAATTAGTTACAGAGGTAATGATAGTTGGATTTACATGGTATCCATTTGATCCAACGCAGCAAACGCAACTAACATTAAATAATTTACCTTATTCTATTCTTAGAAATAACACTAATATTCTTCAAAAAATGAATGAAATTAGTACTAGCGTTACTAAAACTATTTCAAAGCTAAACGGTGGGAATACGCAAGAATTAGAAGAAACATTGAAGAAATACATTGACGATAAACTCAATAATACTCCAACAAATCCAGATACACCTAAACCACAACACATTGGTAAGATTATTGATGTGTCTGAATGGCAAGGTGTAATTGATTGGCCTAGCGTGATAGCTGATGATGTTACTTTGAGTATTATTCGAGTTCAACATGGCTCAGATCACCAAGATTTGAAGTACATGGAGAATTTGCAACAATGTATTTCAGCTGGCGGAAAGTATGCAGTATATGCATATTTTGCTGCTACATCTACATCAGACGCTCAACAAGAAGCAAGAGATTTTTATAACAGAACGCAACAGGTTGTCGCAAGTAAGCAACAGCCTATTTTTTATGCGATTGATGTTGAAAGTATTGAGATGAGTGGAGATGTTACTCAGATGAGAGCGGGAGTTGAGGCTTATATGTCACAACTCAATGCTTTAGGTGTGCCAGATAATAAGATAGTTCTGTATATTGCTAATCATTTGTATGATAAGTTCAATCTGAATGTAGCACGTCCTGGAGCAATCTGGATACCTAGTTACGGACAAAACGACGGAACATTGGCTAATAGTTTAAAACCTACACATCCATATGACTTACATCAATATACAAGCAAGGGTAGCGTAAATGGTATTACTGGAAATGTAGATATGAGTGCAGAACCAAGCGAGAGATTTAAGGAGTTGATATTTAGTGCTTAGTTGGAATGGCGATATACATGAGTTTTTAAGTGTATATCAAAAGAACATGACAGACTTTCAAGATCAGATTAATGATAGGTTAGATGAGATAGAAAGAAAGTTAGGTGATAGTGATGAAGACGTGGGACGGTAATCTAGAAAATTTTAAATCAGTTTTGGTTGATAATTTTAATACGTATGTAGCAAATTTTAATAAGTTCTGCAATTGGATAGATAATTATTTGTTCTTGAAGAACGATTATGAGATAAGTGTTAATCTAGATTTTCCGTCGGTAGTAAATAGAGGTTTTTATAATAAATTGTGCGATTTACTCCAGATATTTCAGCAGAAATCGAGCTATTTAGAAAGCAAGTTAAATCATAGTAGTTATAGAAGCCAAGAACTTGATGAAAAAGGTCATCCAATACCTTATGATTTTTCAATTGATTTTGATTTAGATTTAGATATAAATAAAGATAAATATAACGAATTATACAAGCGGTTAGATGAAATTTTAACTGCTTTTAATTTGTTTAAAAATACTTATGGAGGTGGAATTTAATGGCAATAGAAAGTATCTTACCAGACGGATACAAAACTGCTGAATTAATTGAAGCAGATGGAATTATTAGAATTGACATTGATAAACCATATAGACAAACGTATTTAAATTTGAGTGCATTCTTCAATAGCAGGCAAAACGATTCAATGCCTTTAAAAAAATTCCAATTTTACGAAAATGACACTCCTAAGAATTTAACTAATTTTACAATTTCAATTCATGCTCAAAAGCCAGATGGAAAAACTGTTGTGGCTAGTGATTGTTTTAATGTAATACGTCCACAAGTTGGAATAGTTGAAGTGTCATTTCCAAGACAAACATTTACAGCAATGGGAACAGTATTGCTGTATTTAGTGATTTCAAACAATCAAGGAACTGCAGTATCAACTAATACAATGTATTTTGAAAATGAAGGCAATTTATCATTAACAATTAATTCTGATAATTATGACAGTGAACTTGAAACTAAACGTAAAGAAATTTTAGATAAGTTAAATTCAATTGAAACTGAAGTAAATGATAGATTAGCATCAATCAACGCATTATCTAAAGGTTTGGAAAATTCATACAATACAATGGCACAAGCGTTAGATATTAACACTCAAACTATTAATGACGGAATGAGTGCAACTAAAAACGGTGCTAACAGTTTTACAGGAAGTAATAGCTTTGACAAGTTAGTATCTATGATGAACGGTCTAAATGTATCTAATGGTTTAAGTGTTGATGGAGTACAATTTAGCGACAAAGCAAATAGATCTGATTTATTAAATCCTAATAATGTATTTCAATATAAAGGTGACATAAATGATGATACGGATTGGAATTCAGTTAATAAAACTGGGTATTACTCTGTTTGGGTGCATAAGGCTCAAGCTGGTTTACATGTCCCTGGAACCAATAACGGAAACGGTAATGACTATTGGGGGACTCTGTTAGTTTTTGCTTATGGAGATACAATTTATCCAATGTTCATTAATTTTGGTGGTTCTAGATTATTCGTTAGAAGTAAAACTGGTAGTCCTAAAACTGTATGGAATGGTTGGAGTTCGGCCCAGTTTAACAACCCAGAAAGTAATTAGGAAGGTGTAATTAAATGACAAGAACTATTTTAGATTTAGCTAAACCTAAAACTACAGTATTCGATTTATCAAATGTATTAAATCCAAGAGTTAATGATGATTTAGTAAAAATTTCATTTCATATTCAGTATGATGACAAACCATTTAATATGACAGGATATAAAATGTATTTTATTTCTGCAGATGAAAATATGGGATACATTAACATTGATGGTATGATCGATAAAATTGAAATCGGAGATAATGTTGGAAATGGTGATGTTACTTTTACTTTTCCACCAAATGTATTTAAAAAGGCTGGTACTTTTGACTCAACTAAAACAATGTTTGTTATTGAAAATGTTAATAGTAATTATATCCAATCAACAATTAATATCAGTTTAACGGTTTTAGAAAATGGTGTAGCTAAATTTAATGCTGATGTAGATCAAATTAGATATGACAGTAAGTTAGAAGAAATTCACAATAAATATAAAAACAAAGCTCAAAATTTAATTGATGAGTTAATCAATCAAGTTCAAGCAGTTAATGATTTTGGTGATGTTAGAGAAACAGCTAATCAAGCTAAGCGAACAGCAAATGATTCCATTACAAAAGTTAACTCAGTAAATGACGAAGTTACTACAGCTCGTGGTAGATTTAGTAATTTAAACGATAGGCTCAATAATCAAGATATTAAAATTGATTCAGCTGAAACAGTTGTAAATGCTAATGAAAATTATTTAAGATTGGATCTAAAAAATCAGCAACAAGATATAGTAATTTCAACAAAAGCTGATAAATATGAAATTGATAATAAATTATCTCAAATAAAATTATATCCTGAAGCTTTTGAAAATGCTGATGCAATCAAACAAAAATATCCAGATGGTAAAGTCGGTATTTTTATTGCAATTGACACAGGACATCAATGGTATTGGTTAAATGGTGCATGGAAAGATGCTGGCCCTTACCAAGATAATACTTCAATTAAAGACTTCGTAGATAATTATTTATCAGATATCGCACATAAAGATAGCGATGGAAAATTTAAGTTAAATTTAGATAATACTTTAACTTCTGAAACTATGCCTACAAGCGCCAAACGAGTAGGCGAATTGTTGAAGTTTAATTTTAGAAATTACAGAAGAACATACTCCTGGTACGATTTCAAAGGTAAAGTTCCTATTATCGAATTACAAGGAGATTTGCCTGCTGATGCAAGCCAGAAAAATTCATTGTCTTATAAATATGAGAATCTTGAAGGAACCGCAACGCTGAAGTGGCAAGGTCAATCATCACTAGCGTTTCCAAAGAAGAATTTTACAATTAAATTTGACAAAAAATTTATTGCTAAAGACGGTTGGTTAGCTGATGATACGTTTGTTTTAAAGGGCAATTTTAACGATTTCTCTCAAGCTAGAAACGTTGTATCTGCTGAGATTTGGGCAAAAATTGTTAAATCAAGGAATTGGAATTACGTTCCTTTGGCTGATAATGATGGTTCGTTAATCGTTGATAACACAACAGATGGATTTAATGTTTATGAAGATATCATGCCAGGATTGCATGGAACAGGAGCAGTTGACGGTTTTCCAGTAATGCTAGTTGTGAACGGTGAATACTATGGCTTGTATTCTTTTGTTTTAAAGAAGAAAGCTGAAACTTTTGGCTTTGGTAATTCAAACTTAGAGTATGCACTCAGTTGTGAACGAACACCAGATAACCAAAATCAAAATTCAGTTTCATTCAAAGGATTGGCTGATTTGAATGGAAAAGATTTTGATTTTGAGTATACAAAATCAGACGAAGATGAGGCTAATGCTAAAGTATCATTCAATAACATGATTTCAAAAGTTATCGAGGCCACTGGAGAAGGTTATGAATCTGTAATTGAGAACTACCTTGATATTGACTCTGTTATTGATTACATGATTTTCACAAGTCTGATTTCCGCAGCAGATGGAATCACTAAGAATTATTTGATGTTGTCTTATGATGGAGTTAAGTGGTATTTCTCTGCTTATGACTTAGATAGTACTTTCGGGAATTGGCAAGATGGCTGGTTGAGTCAACAACCGTCGGGAGTTCCAACTCTAGCTGATTGGAATAGGTCAAATCGAGCTATGCATCTAGTTTATACGTATGGCAAAGATAGACTTAAGGCTCGATATAAAGAACTTAGAGACGGTATTTTGTCTGTTGAAAATGTCAGAAGAATGTTTATTGATTATGTAAGTAACATTAGTCATGCATTGAAAGATGAAGAACTGAAGTTGTGGCCACAAACGCCAGCTAGCGAAGTTCATAATATTAACCAAATCGTAGAGCATTACAGACTTAGAGCTGAATTTATTGATAAAGAAATCGAATCACTTTAGGAGGAATTATTATGAGTGAAAATAAAAAATTATCAGAATTGGTGAAAGATAGCGCAGTTACGGATAGCGACCAAATCTTAGTATGGAATGGTACTGACGGAGCTAGACGTGTTTCAAAAAAAGATTTTGTTGGAAAAGAAAGCACTAAACTCAGTAACATGTCTGAGGCTGTTTTGAGTCTTAGAGCTATTTCTAAGACTGTTTCTGTAGATCAAATTAATGCTAAATCAAATTTAACAGTTACTGTTGATGTAGGTTTTGAGACTGGATATTCATCACAACTTGCGAACTTATCAGTTCTAGTTTGTTCTAATCCAAATGTTTCAGTTACTAATTTTTGGTATGATGGTCCATCAAGCAAGCTATATGTAGTTGTCGAAAATCCAACAACTGATGTGATTACAAACATGAAGTTATTCTGCCGAGTTCCAACTTTTAAGAATGCTAATATTATTTAACTAATTTGAGCGGTGGGCGGGAGGTAGAATTTCTTCTGAAAATAGAGTATAATTTTTGAATTAAAATTAATTCAAGGAGAATACATTATGAAGAAATATGAAAAATTTAAATGGGTAATAATCTCGTTGCTTATTCCAACTACAGTAGAAATAGGTTTATCTGTTTTTAACATAAATATTTTTTCTAATGATAGTTGGCTAGGATTTTGGGGGAGTTATTTAGGAGCTATCATTGCTGTAGTAGGGGTATGGTGGCAAACTAATAAGACGATAGAAAATGAAAAAGAATTAATGTTTAGTAATGCACGCCCATTTTTTAACCTAACAATTGAACGAAAAGTTCCTGAGTTGGGAAAATTATATGTATGTGAAAAAACTAGTGAGATAAAAGTTGGTAGAAAAAATATCTACCTTAAAATAAATAATTTTTCAAATAAACTTATGATGAAAGTAGTATTGAAAATTTATACTGAGAATAAAAAAATTGATCAAATTAATATTGGAAGAATTGAAGGTGGAAAAAGCATTCAAATAGCAACAAGTCAATTCTTTGATATAAATAATAAGAATCTTAATGAAAAAGAATTTAATGAAATAAAACCGGATATGAAAGAAATAGACGTATATTTTACTACTGAAAAGAGAGAAAGAGTGAAATTGAGTTTTAGGAATATTGATGGGAAAATAGAGGGCGTTGATGGTGAGAAGATAATTAAAAGTAAAGCAGCAAAAGATAATTTGAATAAATTAAACAACGAATACAATAAGGATGAGTTTTTTAAGGAAAGTGAAATAGTAGAATTAAAGGAGTAGGTGAATATATGTGCATACATTACTAGGATATTCATGGGCGGAGATAGCGTCAATTCTGGCGGTTATTTCCGTCCTTTTTAGTGGAATCTATTGGTTAATTAGACATGGTGCCAAAGTGTTAAATAATGCAATTAATATTGGTACATATCCGTTACAACAACAATTTAAGGAATTAACCAATACAATCAAACAACTTAATGGGAATTTTGAAGAACAACATAAAAATTTAAAAAGATTAGAGCATGAAGTAGAAGAACACGAAAAGTCTATCATAATCCATGAAGAAAAAATTAAACGATTGGAGGAGAGAAAATGAAAGTAATTAATGATGTTGTAGAATGGCTGGTACAAACAGGTTTGTTATCTGTACTGGCTATTTTTTTACTCAAGCAACTTAAGCCGGTATTAGATAATAAAGCTGAACATGCATCCACCGAACAATCACGAGCATTGTGGATATTGCTTGAACAAGTGGCGGATATGGCAGTTACTAGCTTAGTTAGCCAAGATAAGACAGGACGTGAAAAGTTTGATGAAGCTAGCATGATTGTAAACGACGTGATGAAGAAACAAGGCTATAAATTAGACTCTAAAACAATTCACACCGCCGTTCAATCTGCTTATGAAAAATCAGAATTGACACCAACAGTAAATATCAAGGAGGATACAGGCAATGACAAATAGAGAAGTGGTTATTGATTTAGCAAGTTTTCAAGCAGGTTTAACAGTTCAAGATTATAAAAATATCGGAGCTACAAAAGCGATTGTTAAGATTTCAGAAAACACAAATTACGTAAATCCATACATCAGAAGCTTAATCGACCGTAGTGCTGGCGGTGGAGTTAATGGTTTTGCATTCTATCACTTTGGACGCTTTTATAATGATAATGCAGCAGTGGCAGAAGCTAACTACTTTATCGCAAATGCTAAGCGTTATGCTAATGTTCAACCAGGGACTTTACTTATTTTAGATGCAGAAATTAAAGGCATGCCTTCAAGTTCAGTGATTGCTTTCTTACAAACTTTAAGAAACGCTGGATATCATACAGGTTTCTACACATACAAGTATCTACTACCACAATTCAATCTTGAAGAAATTCACAAGTACGCTGATTTCTTCTGGTTGGCAGCATATCCACTAGGTTCTCAACCAGGTCCAAAAGTACCAGATTTCAATTATTTCCCTAGTGCTAATTACGTTGATTGCTGGCAACATACAGACAATCTACTTGGATATAAAGTAGATGGATCTATCACTCTAACAGACAATGCTATCAAGTTATTTAACCCTAGCGAAGTCAAAGTAGAAGCACCTAAACCAACTCCAGCACCTAGCCAAAATAGTGGTAAGTATGACTCATGGACTGATGATTTAGGTGTTAAGTGGTTTAAGGAAAGTGGTAAATTTACTATCACTGTTAACGAAGGGATAGTTTTACGCTGGGGAGCCACAACCAAATCTGCCAAAATTGGTGTTCTGCCAAAAGACTCAGTTGTTAAGTATGATGCATTCTGCCACTCTGGTGGATATGTGTGGATTAGACAACCTCGTGGAAACGGACAATACGGTTATCTGCCAACTGGTAAAAGTTCTGGGGGTAAGCGTACAAGTATCTGGGGTAAATTTGAATAAACAATAAAGCTCATCCAATCCTTTTGAGGACTAGATGAGCTTATTTTTATAGCAAAAAAAGCAGAAGTTGGGTTGCTTGCCACCACATCTGCTTTTCTGAGTCTGAATTAATTCTAAAGATTAATGCTTCCGTCTGTAGCGGTTCTTAATCTTAGAACTAATCAGATCTATAATTACTCCAGAAAGAATGGCTAGTCCAAACTGAAGTAAATCATGTAAAAACGTAAACAAGGAAGTTACCCTCCCTTCTGTGAGATATTAAGGCGGCTAGCCTTACCCACAAGGAATATCTTACATGTTAAGCAATTTTAAAGCAATAAAAAATATTGACAAACTATATAAATAAAGATAACATGAGAGTGTAGACAAGGAGGTTTTACCTCTTTTCATATAGAGATTGGCTATCTCTAGTTTTTGCGGTTGGCTACCGTACTGTCATTTGTTTAACTCCTTTCTGTTCTTCTGACAGAAAGGTTTTTTTATTATTCTTAGAAAATACAAGACACCTTGTTTCTACTATTATATATGGCAGAGGCAAGGTGTCTTTTTTTGGTTTTAACCCACAAAATAACCCACAGTTCATTTGATATATTTCAGTTAATAGGTAATTATAACAGTATAAATGTAGCTTTAATTAAGCAAAAAAGTAATAGTTTCTACCTATTTATATAGGGTAATATTTATGTCTCAAATTAAATAATATTTAATTTAGTTGCTGTAAATGTTGGTTTATCAACGTTTATGGCAATTTTTTTTGTGCTTTTATATAAATGACCCACAAAATGACCCACACTTGTTTTTAGTTCTGCATAAAATTAGCAAATTTAAGTGAAGTTTCTTGCTTTTGATTTTGTGTAACATGAGTATAAATATCAAGTGTCATTTTTGAAGTCGAATGTCCTAAGCGTTCTTGAACTTCTTTGATGTTAGCACCAGATTCAAATAAAAGAGAAGCATGGGTATGTCTAAAACCGTGTGCAGTTATTTTTTTCATATCTGGGAAATTACGGTATACTGTTCCTAACCAAGATGTTGCAACATGGGATGGGTAGTATTGGTTAGTTTCAGGGTTTGTAAATAAAAACTGTTGAGAATTATTAGCATTAAAACCAAATTTCAATAGTTTCTTCTGTTGTTGTAGTTTCCATTTTTTTAATACAGTTAATGTAACATCATCTATAGAAATTACTCGTTTTGATTTCTTAGTCTTAGGTGTATTTATAGTCGTTTCTTTTTTGCCAGGATTATATGCAGTAGTTTTAGTTATAGTAATTGTTTGCTCATTAAAATCTATATCTTTCCATTGTAAAGCTAAACATTCACCAGAACGCATACCAGAATAGGCAAGCAGTCTAAAGAATGTATAGTATTTGAAATTATATCCTTTGACATTTTCTAAAAAAGTGATAAGTTCATCTTTAGAGTAAAAATTATTATCAGATTCAATGTGTTTATATTTTTTCTTATCAGTGGCTTTAGGAAAGATTACTAATTTAAAAACATTAACATCTAACATACTCAATTTAACAGCATAATTTAACGGAGAATTGAGTATTACTAGATATTGACGATAACTCTTGTATTTAGCAGCTAACTTATTAACTATTTGTTGAGCTAATGCAGGAGTTATTTTTTTAATATTTGCATTACCAATCAATGGCTTTACAACTCGCTCATATCTTATTTTTTTGGTTTCAGCAGTGTTAGGTTTTACAGTATTTTCGTATGATTCAAACCACAAGTTAAACAAATCATCAAAGGTTTTAATATTTGTATCTTTAGCTTTTCCATAGTTTCCATTGGCAAAGTCTAATTGTAATTGTCTGATTACACGTTCTGCATCTTTTTTCCTCTTGAATCCTCTTCTAGAAGTTTCTACACGTTTACCAGTTACCGGATCAATGCCTAAATATAATTTAAATCTATATAAAGATTCTCCTTTTTTAGTATATTTGATTATTTGTGCCATTATAATCATCTCCTTAGAATGTATGTTCTTTTTGGCCTCTAGTTAAACCCGTCGATTTTGACGGGTTTAAGACTATATTACAATTTTTTTTGAAGTTGTCTTATAAAATGATCCATGTGGTGTTTTACTATTGGATTATCTCCTCTAATTTTATATCTAGTACCTTTGTTTTTTCCAACTTTTTCAATAATATTTGCTGCTATCATTTCATTTAATATTTTAATACCTTGATATCTAGTAGGGTATAAATGTTTTAATTCTGAAAATGGTACTATTAATTTTTTACTCATTACAGAATATGTTTCTCTCCAATGAGGAGGTAATTTTTCTATAAATTCTTCTTGAGTTTCTTTCCAAATAGTTAGCGTAGTTTTAGAAGGATTAGAATCTATTTCAGGTTTTTCCAATTTTAAATCCAAGCTGGTATGTAAAATTGTGTAGCCACCACTTCCAGTGTGTTCGCCTAGCTTTGCACGAATAAATGTTTGAAATATTAGATCATTTCTTGTTTTTGAATCAGATGACTCAAAAAATTGAGATAGAGGGACCATTACTTGTCCTGGGTTGATAAATTCGACCTTATGATTATAGAAAATAATTTTTGTGGGTAAATTAGATTGATAATCAGCATGAACAAGAGAATTAACTAGGGCTTCTCTTAATGATCTAAGTAGCTTATCACCTGCATCCTTTCTACTTAAATCAGAATTTAAATCAAATTCATTTTGTATAAGTGCAGTTATTTTATTAACAACTGAAAAGTAAAAACTAATGATATTGTTAGGAGATCCTAAAGTATCGGAAGTATATATTCTATCTCTATAATTAGCATCCATTAAATTATTTTTAACAGAAAAATCTAAGAAAAATGAATGGTATATATCAGTAATGGAATTATATTTACCGAATAAAAGAAGTGCAGCTTTAGATAATTTTTTAATTCCATCTTGTCTATCTATTCTTAAAAGCCCAATCTTATAAAGAAATTCTTCAATATTAAGGTAATTGTACGATTCATCTTGCGTTTTTTCTATTAGGTAAGCACGATAATTCTGAATATCCGTAATAACTAAGTCATTATCAATACTAAAATTATTTAATAGATCAAAATTGTCAGTCCCACTAGAATCTCTAATAATAGCCCTCAAATCATTTTCTGTAGCTCTGCTATCACGTTCTCCTTCTCTGATAAAGGTATTTTTAATGTTACCTTTTATGAAAATAGGACGATTATGGAAACTAGCTTTTGGGACAGAAATCTTGATGATATCATGTTCATTATTATTTAGGATTTCTATATCTTCTTCAGATACAATAGGGAAAGAAATTTTATTCTTATTCTTTAATTGATCTAATAAATCATTTTTTAATTTTTGAGAATTCGCAACTCCAGTTGTTATAAAATCTGACGGACTATTATCTTTTTTAATTTCTTTAACTCCTAAAAATAATGTTCCGCCATCTGTATTTGCGAAAGCAGAAATAGTTTCCCACATTTCAGAGGGGAGCTGTTTCTTGGATTCTTTATATTCTAAATGAATATTCTCTGGTTCAAAATTCATTAAATCATCTCTTTCAGTAATAAATCGGTAATAAAAACAAGTAATAATGCCATTTTATTAAAGAATTCAACAATAAATCAGCAATAAAAAAGCAATAAAAAAGCAAGTAATAATGCCATTTTATTGAAGAATTCAACAATAATTCAGCAATAAAAAAGCAATAAAAAAGCAATAAAAAAGCAAGTAATAATGCCATTTTATTGAAGAATTCAACAATAATTCAACAATAAATCAGCAATAAAATAACTCCTTAAAATATCTTTGAGATCAGCTTTTAACGACATCAAATCATTGGTCAGATATTTAACCAGTATAATATCCGATAAACTCTTCTTTTATAGCTCCATCTAAATATTTTGGAATACAGTAGGAATCCATGAAATTATAGATATTAACATCTTCCTTTTCAGTTTCTCCACAATAAAAGGATGTCAGAAGCTTAACTGCCATTAAATTCGTTTGATATTCAATTCCAGCTTTATTTTTGAAAGATGTGTCATAGAAACACATATCAGTCTCATCACCACGTAAAATATGTGCCATTTCATGAGCCAGTTGGAACGTGAATTCAAACTTATTGTGCCAGTTAGGGTTCATAACGATACATCTATGTTCAAAAGAAGCAGAGGGTGGAGTATATGGAGATAAATTTTCTAGCCAAACTACTCTAATGTTCTCTTTATTGCAGATATTATATAAGTAATCTTTAATATCACTTCTCATAAGATCACCTCTACTTAATATCGTTTCTAGTTCCTCTCATAATACGACGTATAAGCTCCAAATCTTCTTTTGGAATACGTCTGCCTTCATATGTAAAAATAACATCATCATCTTCAATATCAGCTGTTTTAGTATCATCATCTTTTTTCTCAGGACGTCCGAGCAAGTAGTCGGTGGTTACGTTGAAGTAGTCGGCTAAATCACTTAACGTATCAGCACCTGGAATTGCACGTTCTGTCTCCCATGCTCCAACTGTTTGTTGTGATACTCTCATAGCTTCAGCTAAATCCTTTTGTGTCATACGCTTATTTTTTCTCAATTCTTTAATATTATTTCCTAACATAAATTTCACCACCAATTTAATTATTATTTCTAATAGTATTTTACTATTTTTAGAAGTCTAATACTATCTATATTAGTAATTACTAAAATAAATAGAAAAATATAACAAAAAAGACTTGATTTACTAATTAAATTAGTATATTATATATATGTAAGGTTGATTGAGACCTTAACAATTAAAGAAAGGAGAGAGTTATGAAGAATGTACAAAAAAAGAACCCTTTAAAAGAGTTCTCATTCGAATTGAAATTCAAGTTTCTGGGGTTTGAATTTCAGATAAAATTCAGCGGTAAACGCTGATAAGCATAAAAACTAAAGAAAGGGGTGATAACCCTTATCTTTAGTGTACATTTTATCATAACGGTATAAAAATATGAACTGGAAAAAGTTTTTATTAGGTAATTTTGATTACACCAAGACAACTAAAAATGGTAAATATGACGTGAAGATAAATATTCAAGGTGGAATCTTACCAGTAATAATAATCATAGCTTTAATAGCATGGTTAATCATAAAATAGAAAGAGAGATGATTAAAAATGGCTACAAAATTAAAAGTTTTGAGAGCTGAACATAATTTAACACAAGAAGATTTAGCTGAAATTTTAGGAACGAATCAAAAAGTAATATCCACTTGGGAAAGTGGGAAAAGCGTTCCTAGACCTGCTATGATGCAAAAAATAGAAGATTACTTCCACGTTCCAAAGGAAGAAATTTTTTTTACAGCTTTTAACTATTTAAATTAGTAAAAACGGCATGAATAGAAAAAATAACCAATTAAATTAGAAAGGACTGAATAAGATGAACGATTTAAAAGTTTTAGGAACTGAAAGAATTGGTAATTTTGAATTTACTGGAATTGAAGGTGGATTCGGAAAGAATAAAAAAGCAATGTTAGTTAAGGACATTGCTACTATCCATAACAGACCAGTTTTTAAAATTAATCAATTGATAACAGATAATATTAAACGTTTTAAAACAAATATTGATTTAATTGATCTTCTAAATACTTCAGGAGTATTTAGAAAATTTGCTGAAGATAATGGGCTTATTGGTAGCAATCGAACACAACATGTTTACCTCCTCTCAGAACGAGGATACGCTAAATTACTCAAAATTCTTGAAGATGACAAGGCTTGGGAAATCTATGATGAGTTGGTGGATAACTATTTCAATATGCGTCAATCAATTAAACAATACAAACTACCGCAAACATTCAGTGAAGCACTGATTGAACTAGCTAAGGAAGTTAAGAAAAATGAAGTTCTTAAACCTAAAGCTGAAAGATATGATCGTTACCTTAGCAACAAAGGACTTATCACTATTACCGAAATTGCTAAAGAGTACGGAATGAGCGGAAGAGAATTGAATAAATTTCTGCATGAGAAAGGAGTCATTTATAAGCGTGGTAGCAAATGGTTTATCTACCAGAAATACGCCAATGAGCGTTATGTAGGTTATGAAATCCACTTGCCAGAAGGTAGACGTTCACTTAAATGGACTCCAGAAGGCGAGATGTTTATCAGAGAACTGCTAGAAAACAATAATATAAAACCAGTATTAGAACAGCCACAACAATTAACAGTACAAGAAACAGTTAAATACAGTGGCAAGTATTATACAGCAAGCTCAATTGCATATAACTTAGGCTTGAGTGAAGAGTGGATTATGAAGATTGGAGAAATTGCTAATAATTTGAAGCTTAAACCAAGGTTTTCAGATGAGAACATCTACTGTCGTAAAACGTTAGATGATAATGGCTTTCCACGTTGGGAATACACCCAGTATGGAGCAGCGTTGATTGAAAATGAGATAAACAAATTTAGGTTAGCAAATCAGATTTAAAAATAAGGTAGGTGTTTTTGATGGAATTAGCAGACTTATTTAGCAAAAAAGCATTAGGAGATTTTTTAAACAAGCTTTTTGACGCTTTGTTGAAAATGGCAGAAGAAAGAATGAAGTTTAATAATCAAAGATTTCTAAATAGATCTCAAGCTGCTGAATATTGTGGAATGGAACCTAAATATTTTGATAATGTCCGAAAAGAACCAGATGCACCAAGACCAATTTATCCAATAGAAGGTGGGACTAAACCATTCTTTGATAAAGAAGATTTGGATAGATATATGGCAAGTAGAAAGATTTGAGGTGACCTGATGGAACCAGTTTTAGCAGTATTAATTGGATGTCTGATTTATATAACAGTATTCATATTGGTTAGTTGGATTAAGGATATTTTCACTGGAGGTAAATGATATGTGGTGTATATACGGTATTCTGCTATGCATAGTGTACGCAGGAAGTGTTGATTTGTATAGGTGGAATAAAAGGAGAAAGGATGATTAAGATGATTGAATTGACGAATGTAGCTTATTTTACTTTGATTGGGCTATCCGTACTTGCTGGATACGCATTACACGGAATTGTTATAGCGATTAAAAAAGGAGAATTCTTTGATTAAGGAGGATACAAGATGGAAGCAATAAAAAAAGGTACATCCATTAAAGACGTACCACACAAATCAAATCTATGTACTAATTATAGCACATCAGATGTCGAATTGTTAAGTCGCAGAATTAGGTTTAGACGTGGTGTTAATAGAATTATTGAAAATACTAAGGATAAAAAGAAACTATTAATATTCTTAGAAACTACAGCAGAAATTGAGAGCTCATACGATAAAGCCAATGCTAAGTGGCTACTTGATAAGTATAGGGAATTAGGAGGTAAAGAAAATGGCAATGAAGATTAATAAGTTAGAGATCGAGAACGTCAAACGTGTTAAAGCGGTCAAAGCTGAATTCACACCAAATGGCTTAACAGTTATTGGTGGGAACAATAACCAAGGTAAGACATCAATCCTAGATGCAATTGCTTGGGCTTTAGGTGGCAACAAATACAAGCCATCACAAGCTCAAAGACAAGGATCAGTAACACCACCACATCTACATGTAGTGATGAATAATGGTTTGATTGTAGAACGTAGTGGTAAGAATTCCACACTTAAAGTTATTGATCCTAATGGTAAAAAGGGCGGCCAACAATTATTAAATGACTTCGTGGAAGAGTTAGCCATCAACTTACCTAAGTTTATGGAATCTACATCAAAAGAAAAAGCTAATACCTTATTACAAATCATTGGTGTAGGTCCTAAACTGCAAGAGTTAGAGATGAAAGAAGGTGAGTTGTACAACGAACGTAGAACTATTGGCCAGATTGCTGACCAAAAGAAAAAGTTTGCTGAAGAACAAACATACTATCCAGATGCTCCACACGAATTAGTTCCAGTTAACGAGCTAATCAAACAGCAACAAGATATCCTAGCTCGAAACGGTGAGAATCAACGTAAAAGGGACAACTTGAGTAGCTTAGAAGAACAACATACTTTCCAAGTTCGAAAAGTATCTCAACTAATGAAAGAGTTAGAAAAGGAACAAGCTAAATTGGCTGAATTAACTGAAGATGTAAATGTGGCCAAGAAGTCAGTCTTAGAACTCAAGGACGAATCAACAGAAGAGTTAGAGAGAAATCTAGCAGAAATTGATGAGATAAATCGTAAAGTTAGAGCCAACCTAGATAAAGATAAGGCAGAAGAAGATGCTAATCAATATAAAGATAAGTATCAAAAACTAACTAAAGATATTGAAGCTGTTAGAAAAGAGAAATCTGATTTATTAAATAGTGCTGATTTACCATTACCTGAATTATCTGTTGATAATGGAGAGTTGATTTATAAAGGTCAAAAGTGGGACAACATGTCCGGCTCAGACCAACTAAAAGTATCAACTGCTATTGTACGTAAGCTAAAACCTAATTGTGGTTTTATCCTACTAGACAAACTAGAACAAATGGATATGCAAACACTAGAAGAGTTTAATCATTGGTTGGAACAAGAACAATTGCAAGGAATTGCAACTAGAGTTTCAACTGGTGATGAATGCTCAATCATCATTGAAGATGGTTATGCTACTAGAAATGAAACAGTAGCTAAAGAGCCAGAAATCAAGAGTAGTTGGTCAGGGAAAGGAGCGTTTTAAAAATGAGTAAATACGAAGTTCAAGAAACATTAAAGATTGAACCAATGAAAATTTTAATTTATGGAGTTGAAGGAATTGGTAAAACAACATTTGCCAGCAAATTTCCAGATCCGATCTTTATCGATACAGAAGGTTCAACAGGATTCATTAATGCTAGAAAATTACCTAATCCAACATCTTGGACAATGCTATTAGACGAGTTGGAAGACATCAAGTCTGAACCTCGTGGAAAGACTTTAATTATTGATACTTTAGATTGGGCTGAAAGTTTGGCCAAAAAGTATTTAATGGATAAGAATAATTGGTCAGCGATTGATGCTAGTAATTATGGAACTCGTTACGTAGCCTTATCTGATGAAATTGGGAAGCTATTAAATAAACTGACAGAGATTAGAGATGTAGGTATTAATGTTGTTCTAACTGCTCATGCTGAAACTAAAAAACATGAGTTACCTGATGAAATGGGACAGTATGATAAATACACCTTAAAACTAGAAAGAAGAGATGCAAGCTTGGCCAAAGAATGGGCTGACATGATTCTGTTCTTTAACTACAAAACAACAATCATTACTGATAGTAAATCTGATAGTAAGAAAGCTACAGGTGGACAACGTGTGATGTACACAACACATAAACCGGCTTGGGACGCTAAAAACCGTTTAGGCTTACCTGATGAATTACCAATAGACTTTGAGGCAATCAGAGAACTATTTGAAGCAAAAACAGGAATGAGTACCACACAAATCAAATCTGAATCTACACAAACACAACAAGTACCGTTACCTGAAGAACCACCAGTCATAGAAACTGAGCCAGAACCAGAAGAAGCTAAACCAGCTCCTGAATTTACCGAAGAAATACCTAGCTCAATTCCACAGAGTTTAGCTGATTTAATGACAGTTAATCACGTTACAGTTGATGAGATTATGCAGGTAATCTATGTTGGTGGATTTATGCCACAAGGCACACCTTTAGAAAATGTTCCAGCAGAGTTGTGGGGACATTTAGCAAGTAATTGGGACAAAGTCCTAAATATGTTAGAAACACAAATTAGAAAATAATGGAGGAATTATCAATGAACAACGAAAATGAATTTTTAAACTGGGGCGATAGCTTTGTCGCACAAGAAAATGAATTTGTAGTATTGCCAGAAGGAGAATACCAATTTACAGTAACAGGTTTTGAACGTAAGAATTATGACGGAAATAGTGACAAGATTCCAAATGGTACACCTTACGCAGAATTAAGTCTTGAATTTACTGGCAATGAAGGCAAAACAACAGTTACTGAACGTTTGTATTTGCTAAAAAGATTAAGTTGGAAATTAACAGAATTCTTTGGCTCAATTGGACAAAATCCAGTCAATGGACAAGCTTTTAATCCAAACTGGAACACAGTTTTAGGTAGCACAGGCAAAGCAGAATTGGTTGTTAATAGTTACAAGAATAAAGATGGCCAAGACCGTCAAAACAATCGTGTGAAGAAATTCTTGAAACCAGAAAATGTACAACAAACACAACCAGTTCAACAAGCTACACCAACACAAGTACAACAACCACAACAAACTAATAGCTGGAATGGTGCATTTTAGGAGGCAAATTTAATGAAGAACATTGATATTAATATCTTGCAACTAGCTCAAGGAGCAGTGCAAGAGAAACTAGATAGAGAATTTGAAAAGGTGTTTGAGAACATTCAAGATCCTAATGTTAATGCAACAGCTAAACGAACAATCACTTTAAAGATTGATCTAGTACCTGATGATGTTAGACAAGTAGTTAAAACAAATGTTACTGCTACATCAAAACTAGCACCAACAGAACCAGTAGCCACAACAATTTTGACTGGTAAAGACTTAACAACTAATAAGATTGAAGCTCATGAATTACAGTCTGGTGTTCCTGGCCAAACATACATTGATGAGAAGGGAGACCTTAGGACAGATACTGGAGATCCAGTTGATGTTATCGAAAAAGAAACTAAGAAAAAAAGTAAAGTAATTGATCTACAAGAAAAGAGAGGCTAACAACATGGACTTAACAAAAGAATCGTTGAAATATCTAGCAGAACAAGGAATTAATCCTAAAGAACGAGTAGTAAGTATCAATAATCAATCTTATGTGATTGATGAAAATGG